TTCATAATATTATTTTCAGAAAAGAAATTTAAAATTGATTTATCAAATAAAACCTTACTCTGATAAAGTCTGCAAGAAGTTAAAATATCTACTTGAGTAAAACCGTCTATATTATAGATGTTATATCCAATCTGAATATATTTAGCTCCTGAAGGTTTTTCAACAAAAGCATTATTGAGAATTTTCCCTTTTTCACTGTATTTTATACTACTAATAAATTCTTTTTCTGAATTATAAAAACAAGCTAGTGCGACTTCTTTATTAGTTCCACAACATACTCCGTCCAATCTAATTGTTTGGAACTGTTCAATATCAATATATTCAATAGTATAACATGAAGGATAATTAGTAGCAGTCCCGTCAGTTGTAGATAAAGCACTATTGTTCTTAACAGATAAAGATATATCTAAATCCACCAGATTTAGCCAAAATATATTATCCGTATTTTGTTTTATATCAGACTGAATTTCTTCATTTGCAACCTGTAATTTTCTTATATCACCCTTATTCGCTAATGTATTCTTCAATATACTGATTGTTCTACTAGTATAACTCTTTAAATTGTTTATTCTTACATAATAAATACCTTCAGGTATTGTAATACTTCCAGAATTAGGAAGTGTGCCAACATATCGTTGATTCTCATCATATCCTGTATTGAATAAACTTTCATTAGTTTTTTTTATATCAACATTCAATTCCAACCCAGGATAAACAGGAATAAAATCAGTAACTTCATAAGCTGAATTCATTTCATTAAAGATACCATTTGCAAGAATTCCGCCCTGCATCCAAGATATTCCTTGATATATATTGTTTAGTTCGGTAAGTTTGTCATCCTGTTCTTTCTGGGATGCTTCAAAATCATCTTTTGTAACATAGTCCTGAAGATCTACACTGCCGGTTTCAGGAGCTTTGGTCGTGTTATGCCATGATCCATCTGTCAAGACATCGTAGACATTACCAGGATACGGTTGTCCGACAAATGCGATATCGCCTCTCTTGGGGCTTGGAAATTTATTTTTCAGGTTTGATTCACTTGTAAAGTATCCTTTAAATTTCGTTGTGGAATTTTTGAGCTTTTCAAGCTCAACATCCATATTCTGGAAATTGGTATTGATAGTATTGGACGCATCGCCCCAATTGCTATCGGCTTTGATCTGTGATAAATTTGACATAGCCTTAACTTTTAATTACTGTTTAACTTTGACAAATCCGTTCTGGTCTACATATATAGATCCGGCGCTGGTTTCTTCGTTCTTGTTCCAGCTGGAACTTGATATGTCAATGTATTTTTTACCTTCACTATTCGTAAGAACCGACATGTTGAGTATGTCTTCTCTGCCATTGCTGAATGTCAGTCTGTCCGGCCCGATAAATCCGCTGTAACCGTCAATGAGGTTAGAAAACGAGATCAGTCTTCCTGATACCGACGCCGTATAAAACGGGGTATCTCCTTCATATTCTACAATGTTCAGTCCGGCAAAGATCCTTCCGTTATCTATTTCGCTGAATGAAAGATTAAGACACAGCTTGTCATCATTGTTATACATCTTCAGTGATGAGTCTGAAGGATCGATAACGATTCTGTTGCCGTTAATCCTTGTTTCCACACGTCCACGGAATATACCACCCAGCGCATAGATATACCCTCTCAGGAATATGTCACCGCCGTGCGTAGCGACAAACTTTGCCATCGACTTCCATTCATTATCGGTGGGATCTTCTCCGTTGAGTATCTTCTGGACTGTGGCAATTGCTTCCTGGTATGTACCGCCCGACCATACGGCAATATCGGTATCATCGTTGTATATACCGCTGATCCCGGCATTCACTTTATCCATCTTACCATCGGTCCATTTGCCGAGCTGGATCATGGTTGAAAGAATAAGGCCACCGATTATCTCTGTGCTGCCCTTCATCGCGTCTTGCAGATACCAATAATTCTTAAACATATCTGCAACTTCGTTTCTGTCTTTCCTAGACGGACACCAGTCTGTTGCTACTGTTCCTCTTTCCAGTTTGATCTCACAGACAGTTGCATTTCCGGATATGACAAACAGATTTCCACCGGTAAACTCCATTTTGTGATGATATGTCTTGTAGTCCGATGTCAAGGCATCTGTGAATGTACTGCTGCCGACGCTGACTGTCACCGATGATCCTTTGGCCTTGTAGGAAATAACATACTTCTCTCCATTAATAAGATTGACTGACTGATGCAGACTTCCTATTACGCAGGCAAACCCGCTGGCTGAATTGGGATCTTCCATAATTGTGCCAGTCCCTCCCCAGTTTTCAAATCTGTTGGAGTATAGATATGTCTTTCCTGACAATGATGTACCGGATGACAGATCCCTGTAATCGTAGTTTCCGGTAAACCCGGTATTCAGCAACAGGTTTTCTGCGCCGACTGATATGTTGGCCACAATTTTATCGGCATATTCTTTCGCGGCTTCGGCTATCGCAATAAGTAAGTTTTCCCGACTTGTGTAAAAAGTGTTTTGAGACGTTTTAAAAGTGTTTCTTATCGGAATATTTTCAGGACTATCTGTTGAATGATATTCCAGTTCCGCCTTGTATGCAGTCCATGCAGAAGTATATGCAGCCGTATCAATGCCATATTTCTTAGCATTTTCAACGTTGGTCTGATATTCGCTCTGCAAGTTGGCCAATTCCTGTTTTAAAGCGACTTTTTCTGTCGGGGAAATTACGCTGTCTTTTGCCCATTCTTCAAGTCTGTCATTTGCATCTGCGGCTTCCTGCGCCGCGCTTGCTGCATCTTCTTTTGCTTCGTCTGCGGAATTTTGCGCCGCATTGGCCGCATCAGACGCATCCTTTATAACACCTTTAAGTCCATCTATATTTTCCCATCCTTTTGATCCCGGCTGTATATCTACATTTCCTTTGAATCCTGCTCCTTTATCTACGACAAACTCAAAATAAGAACTTCCATCTCTTGCACCTCTGTAATCATCTCCATAGTTTACCGACTTAAATCTACCTGTTGTATTGTCGTAATAGTCTGACTTTACATCTTTATCAACAAGACTGTACGAATCTATTCCCTGATAATACTTAATGCTAGGTGCATCCGATCCGTAAGCAGATATAATAATTGCCGACTGCCTTGTTTTATCTGTTCTATGGCCTAAACCGACTATTTCATCGCCTAGTTGCGGAATAGTAGATCCGGTATCGCAATCAGTTTTAGACAGGTCTATATAATTTTCTCCGACATTGGTAACAAGTCTCCAGTAATATGCTTGATCTTCCAAATTAAAGGTCTGTCTGCGTGCTTGCTGTCCTACCGTGAACTGGTTGTGTATTGTTTTATCTCCGTCTTTCTGTTCAAAGTAACAACGATAAACGTCAGACATCTCTTCAACTTTAGAACATGTCATGCCAGATGGAGATACGACAAATGCACCTCCAACGTATTTCATTTCTTGAACTATCAAAGAAAAGAATGTAGCAACCTTTCGTATAGTTAAATAATCAAACTCGGCTACACTGTTACCGTCTTGGTCTATATGTATTGCACCTCCAGTTCCTAGCAAGCCCGAAACAAATTTACCTAACTCAACTCCCTTCAAAAATTTCTGTAGATATGGATTTTCATCTGTTTTGTCCTTCCGATGAAACATTTTCAATGATCTGAGAGCAGAAAACACATTACTATCTGAAGGGGGAGTTGAATCATTTACTTTGATAACATATACGCTACCACTTCCGTTTCCTGTATATACCTGTCCCTTATAGGTCAGTGCATCAACTTTATCTTCAATTTCTCCAATATGAGAATAAGGCATACTCTCACCTATCGTATAAACAGGCGAATCCCAAGGAACATCAAGACTCATTTCCCATCCCAAGACACGTGAGATACGTCCGTTCTCAAAATAGGTATCATCTACGAGATTTATTCTTTGCCCGAACTCGAATGTGCGTGAAATCAAATCTTCATGCACCCAATCACTTCTTAATGTTACCGGATAGGTACCGTCATCCTTCTTTACCTTCTCAGCATATTTCTGTGCTTTATCTTTCAGCTCTTGCTCAGCCTCCGGGATATACTGATCTGATACAAGCTGGATGTTAAATCCAGAAAGGATATACTTGTCACCGTTTGCAGGATACATCATATCATCTGGCAAAGGGCGGCCGTAGTTCTCATTTCTTACTATCTCCCAAAGTTGTTCGCCCCTACTCTCATCTTTGGGATCAGGATTGAAAATTACACCGAACGCCATGCCATTCAGTTTACCAGATTGGAAGGTGATCTGAAGTTCCTGTCCTTCGATAATATACTCTTCCTTGAATGTAAGTCCACTATCTTTGTAACGATAATAGGTGACGGTTTCCTTGGTGCCATCCTCACTCTCTACTTTCTCAGTACGGGTGTGTACATCGGAAAGGGTACCAACCTGGCGAGGATAGACATCGTCGAAAACAACCACATCCTCGATAGCTTCTTCCTGTGACATGCCTTCGTATGCGTCTATATAAGGAGTGTCAGCCGGAAGCATAAGCCGTTTCTGGACTATTCCATTGATTACCACTTGCTCGTCGGTAGGCCGGTAGTTTGTAGGAATATTTTTAGTAGAACCAAACGCATAGATACGGGTGGCATAAGTGCCCTCACTTTCGCTGCGAGTGATGTCTGACGCTTCAACTCCTCGCTCTATTTTCACGGCATCACCGAACTCATTTCGCCCAAAATGAATTACGTTATCCGTGATCCAGCAATCGCAGTTCCACTTATCCTCACCCGCCATGGAGAATAGGGCATCTAGCAGATTTATGTTATCATACGTCATCGCTACGGCCTTGTTCTCCACTGTATCATCTATGCTAAATGTAAAATCCGTCCCTTTATAGGTATACCCTAGCGCTTTCAAATTACGAAGGAGTACCCCTAACTGAACGTCTAATGCCGCTGTAAGCGACCAAGAAGCCTCACCACCAGCTTGTTCTGGTGTATATTTGAAGATTTTATTTTTCCATTTCCAGTAGTAGGCGTTCATCTTAAGCTCGTAGTCATACCCTCCGGTGGAAGTGTTATAGGTTGGCTTCTGAAGGTCTGTTATCTCATAGATTTTCGCCAGCTTTCCACCGAGTGATTCATCCAATACGCCAGACAGATCTACGTAGTCACCCAGCTTGAACGGTATGGGAGATGGCACAGAAAATGGGAGGATGATGTAGTCCTCTTTCATCAGTGTGAACTTTCCCTTTGCCCCTTTATTAATGGGGGTAGAAAACCTTGTCTTTCCAGATATGTCCTTAATTTCAATCATATCCCCAAAGTTCATAAATAGAAAATGGAAGCCCTAAAAATCAAGACTTCCATTCGAAACAATAAAAGAAATGTTCGTTATTCGCTTCTATCCATCGGGTTTGGTTCGCAAAATTTCCCTGAAACCTTGCCAAAACAACGATCAGGACTTAGTCCATAGGACAGACTTTTCCCTAGGTAAACCAGCTTGTAAACTTCACTTCCGAGAGTCGGAACTTTGATGTTTACTGTACCTTTTTCCAGTTCAGCCTGAAAAGATTTCTTCTTTGTCCGATAGTCGTTCTCCGAATTTCCTTCGATGGTAAACTGTAGTGTAATTTCTCGCGAGTCCACTTTTGCGTTGTCGGTTATCACACGTTTTCCATGTTCCAACCGGCTCCCATTCTCGATGTAGTCCTTCATCTCGTTGAATCCGTCGATAGTATCGAGGAAACCGTCCCCCATACGGACACCCCATGTAGCCCATGCATCCTTCCCGTTGATAAATAAATCTCCTGTCATAGTCTTGATGTATTACGTTTTACTTCTGAAATATCTGCCTTAATATCTTTCAAGTATTTGGCTGAGTCTTCAGTATTCTCTCTGATTTGCTGTAACTCCAAATAGGAATTGGCCAGGATGGTACGTGTCTCGTCGGCGATGTTGTACAGACCAGTTACTTGTGATGTCAAGGAACCGATGGAGCCTCGCAGTTCGGTAATGGCTACCGTCTGTTGCTGCTCTGCTGTCTCTATCCTAAGATTGGATTCATACACGGCAGTAAAACGGCCGCTCAATTCGCCTGCGTCTTCGTGTGTCATCTCGGTACCAAATCCGCGGCTGGAGGCTGACTGCTGACCGGAAGAAGGATTCTCCCACCCCATAGCCTGCATGATCGCATCACGTTCGTTCAACGCATCGTTGACCATCTGATCCCATTGTGATTTAAGGTTACTTTGTTCCGAACCGGACAAAATTCCATCTGACATGAAGTTTGCAAAGTTCTTGTACCATTCTTTCAAGCGGCTTGCATAGGCATCTGACATCATGCTCTCAACCACTGCCTGCTGCATCATTTTCTCGAAATTTTCTGCGAAGTCTTCCGCATCTGATTCCATGTCAAGTAGTTGGCTCTTGAACTCCTCCCGGATAGTATCAAACGAGATGTCGGTCAGCTTTTCGCGGTAAGTGTCCTCCAGTTCATCGAGTTGCTTCCAGTATTCAATGTAGCTGTCCATATACTGCGAAGCGTTCTGATATCCATCGTCGGCGTATTGTTTGATTTTTGAGTAGAGGTCAGTAGCGTTGTTGGATACGTTGTACATCTGCTCACTGGTCAGGTCCCAGAAATCACCAGCATTTTTAACTGATACTCCTGCTGCATCACTGACACGTTTCCAGTCCTCGACAGACATAGCGTCGTTAATTTTCTTATTACTTGAGTGTGTGCCACCGATTCCTAAGAAACCATTGCTGTATGCGGCGGCAGAGCGTTGCATCATCTCTTTTGTATTGGCCATCTGCTCCTCGATATTCTTCTTCTGTTGCTCGTAAAGTTCAGTCGCGTCGGCAACAGCGCTTTCATCCATCTTATCTGCCAGATTATCAAGAGAGGCTTTCAGATCTTGATTGGATATTGTTAGCTTTTCCAAATCGTCTTTCAAATAAGGGTCACTTTCCTTATTTCCGATAAGTCCAAAGGTCAATGTGTCCCATATTCCCCCAACGGCCCTAAAGACACTACCGAAAAGATTGCCAACAAACCCATCAAGCCCCTGCATTCCGATGGCATCTAAAAGAGAAAATGCGGCTCCAATGATTCCACCAATCTTACTTCCTGCTTCTATAAAAACATCAACAACCTCGCCTGCCAAGTTCCCGATTTGAGAAAGGGAAATTTCAGAGTTTGAACCAAGCTGGGTAATTACATTCGACAAAGCGATAAGGTTGCTTGTTGTTTTGTCCGTTGATTTCTGCACGTTGGTCTGAGCGTTCTGCTGTCTCTTCTGGGCATCATTCAGCTTTTTTATAGCATCTTCCTTCTGTGCATCTGTTCCGCTTCTCATGGCTTCGTTGTATTCCTCCTGAGCTTGTGACAGTTCTTCCTGAGCCATGGCCAGTTCGCTTAATTGCTCAGGTAAGTCGGCCAGCAATCCGCCTTTGTCGATGAGGGTTGACTGGATGTTGCTCAACGCCTCATCAATGACCTTTTTCTGATCAACGGCCATGTTCTTGTACTCATCAGAGTTCTTGAAATCTCTAAGCTGTTGCTTTACTTTGTTCAAAGACTCTTTGGAGACCTTATCCAAGTCACCGAATACAAGTTCCCAGTTGATACCTTGCTTCAGCTTCTCAAGATCAAGGGAGGAAAGAGCCTTCTCCATTTCTTTCTGGAGTATGTCCTTGTCTCCCTGAGTAGTGGCCTCTGAGATTTTACGGGTGTACTCATCGGTAATTGCCTGTCTTTTTTGCATGAACGTTCCGTAGTTTTTCAGGTAGCGTTCGTTGGCCTCGATAGCAGCCTGATTTTCAGTGTCTGTAATTGCGGCTAGACCTTTTTCACGTGATTGCATGGCATTTGACGCACGATTACCCAATACATCCCGCTGTTCAGACGTAAGTTTTCCACCTTGTGCATCTTCCCATTTTTTACGTTGCTTCTTAATTTCGTCGATTTCTTTCTGGTAATCCAGCTCAATCTGTCTACGCTTCTTTTCAGCTCCATCTTCCATCAGGTTGATTTCGTTCTGCTGATTGGTTCTACGAATCTGAAGGAGTTCTTCTGCAAGCTGTTGCTGTTCTTTCTTTTGTCGCTCGGCATCTTTTAGAATTGAGCTAGAATTAGAATACTTTTCAATCTGGGACTGAGCTTCTTGTATCTGCTGAGTATATCTATTCCATTCTTCAGAATTTTTCTCAGATACATCTAACGCATCACGAGCCGCTTCAGCTTCTTTCTTTTTATCTTCCCAATACTTTTTGTTTTTTATTTCATCATTTGTCTTTCCTCTATTATTCAGTTCCCGTTCAATAGCTTGCTTCTCGGCTTGCAACAGCTCGTTAGTTTTGACACCATGCAATATTCCATTCAATATTTTGCCATTTTTGACAGAATTTCCCAACTTTTGAGCATTTTCCAAACGCTTGATCAAACGTTCTCTCACGTCCACCTCTTTTTGAAGTTGCTCATTAGAATAGCCAGAAAGGTCTGAGAGTATTTCATCATGTCGTTTCTTATTAACTTCCTCCTGTTTCAGATCACGCTGCTTAATAAGATTGTTCTTTTCATTAACCAATGACTGTATGGATAATCCAGCACCAGACTGCGATGCCGATTTAATGGCTTCATTCAGTTTATTGATTTCCGCATTCAATCTATTTAGTTCTTCTTGATCGGAAACATTTCTTCTTCGTTCATCTTCCTCATTAATTTGTTTTTTTATATTCAAAATATCACGAAGCATGTCTGCCTCTGTTTTATATTTCTTGAATATGTCTGGATATTTTTGCTCAAGACGAATCAATGCTTCTTTTCTGTCTTCAGTAGAAGACTGTTCATCCTGCGCTACTGACAAAAGCTTTTCAATTTCTTCCTTATGCTCTGCCTCTTTCCTTGCTGCCTCCTCAACAGATTTATTGTATGCATCAATTCCCTTCTTGCATTTATCAAGATTACTAGCATAATTTAACAAAGCAGCACTCGTGACTACCACAACTGTTGCTATCGCAGCATACGGATTAACGCTCATTGTCAAATTCAAAGCCTTTTGCGCTACTGTCTGTGCTTTAGTTACAAGTATTGCAAGTTCCATACGTGCAGTCAACGCATCTTGAGTAATTCTCGTAACAATTAGAGCCGTTTTATATGTTCCATAAGTAGCTATCAATCCCAATAAAACCTTACCTACCGTTTCATAGTTCTCAATCAGCCCCTTCACAGCAGATATTCCGGAGGATGCTATTCCTTGTGTGTCCTTACCGATTTCATTGAGCATGGTGTCCCAAGCATCCCCAAGATTACTTAACTGCCCCGTAAGAGATTTTGACTGCTCCTGCATCAAATTATAATAGATTCCGGATTCGCTAGTCATGTTCTTGAATGCCTGTTCTACTTCCTTAAAGCCAACCTTACCTGCTGTGACCAAACCGGAAACTTCGTCCTTTGTAACACCAAGAACCTTTGCCAGTTCTTCATAAATAGGGATACCACGTCCTGCAAATTGACGAATATCTGTAGCATAAGCTCTACCCTGCGTCCTTAATGTACCATAGAGATAGGCTATTTCACTAAGCTGGGAGCCAACACCGGCGGCTACATTACCCAACATTACAAGCTCATCACCCACATTTTCAGCAGACGAGCCGTAAGCAATCATTTGCTTGGCAGAAGATGCTACCCCTTGAAGGTCGAAGGGTGTCTTTGCTGCAATATCCACAAGCTCTGACATCAGTTTATCCGCTTTTTCCTTACTTTTTAGCATGGTTGAAAAAGCAATTTCAAGCTGCTGGAATTGTCCTCGTACATTGACAAGTTCTGTAACAAAGTTTTTCAAGGCTGTTACTCCACCTATTACACCAAGTACTTTAGTTAAGGAAACGGACATTTTATCATTTGCTTCGACCGTTTCGCCTGCTTCTTCCTTAAAGGCTGCATATTCATCCTTCAGTTTCTTTACAGAAAGACGGGCTTCAGCCTGCTGCTGAGTCAAACCAAATAAAGTAGCTTTTTCTTCATCGAGAGTCTTCTTTGCAGATTGGTATTCTGATAATAAGCTTGCAGCTCCCGTTGGATTTCTTTTTAAAGCTGTTTTATAAGAATCGCCCAACCGCTTAACATCATGTTCTACGTCTTTGACAACTCTTTTCTGGTCAATAATTTTTTGAGTAAAATCATTTACAGATTGTGAGGCATTGTAAATATTGGATTTAAAGTCTTTCTCCATCACAGCACCAGCTTTGGCCGCCTCGGTCACCAGCCCCATCATTTGTTGGCGAGCAGATGCCAGTTGAGTTTCCAATGCCTTGGCGGCTGCGGGTGATTTGTTTACGTCCATCTTCTTTAACTGGGCTTCCAGCTTACTAATCTCATTACGAAGTCTTATAACTTCATCATATTGTGCGCTTACGCGGAATACAAGTGTAGCCATATATTATAAACTGAATATTAATGTTTGAAGTTACACCTCAATTCATTAATATTCAGTTTTTACGATGATTAATACCAAACAATAAACCTATTGTTGCGTATTTGTGTTTTTCAGTGTTTTAATAAAAAAGGCGCATCATAATGATGCGCCAAATTGTCAATTTGTTCTTTAATTTATATCAAAGCCTCACGGCTGGAATATCAAAACTTGACAAGTTCCATTCTTTTAAGAATTTCATTGTATTTGGATTGTATATATGCTTTCTGTTTCTCGGAAGCTGTTACGATCTTGCCTTTATATTTTCGCATCACAGATTCATTTAAACCTATTTCCTTTGCGAACTTACTGGCATTGATGAACGGAAATGCCTCAAAAAATCCACTTAAGTCATACACATACTCCACAGAATAGCCAGCTTTATACCAACTTGGAAATTCACCATGTTTTTCTTTGTAATATTCTGCCTGTTCCTCTAAAACAGAAATAAAGTCCTCTTTCGCTTCTTGTTCTGTAAGCCCAAAGCCATACGCACCGTTTACATCTTCAGAATAGATAGAGATTCCTCCATCATCTGCTTTTTCAATAATAGCCTGAATCTTCTTCATAATCGTGTATTTTAAGTTTTGTCAATTAAATGCACCCACCGAAGTGGGTGCTGTTCTTTTACTTCTTTAACCCCGCCTTTTTCATCATGCTGTCAAGAGTACCTTTAGGTATCTCTTTGGCCGGATGTCTGCCTACAGGGATAAAGTAGTCAAAGTCGGGATGAACATACTTGTGATGTTTCTTTCCCTTTTCGATTGTCCAGCCTGCTGACTCAATCAATTTGTAAAACTCTGAAAACTTCATAAATCAAAGAACTTTTAATTGACAATGCAAAGGTAACATATTCGTTACTATTAAGCAAACTTTGTAACGTAAAAAAGTAACGTTTCTGTTGCTTTTTAACATTCTAATAGAGCCATATCTATTTCTTGTTTCTTCTTCTGCGCGAAGCCATGTCCTTACCCTTTACCTTTGTAACCTTGGTCCCGGTAACGGTATGGAGCTTATCGCGCTGCATTAATACTAAATTCCTGTATGGTATCTCATAGACCACTTCCCGGTATGACAGGTGCAGATTTTCCATGAACGACGCAATCTGTCCCAGGAGAGTATCATTTCCTACAACCTCGGTTTCGCTGCCAGCAGGCTTACGTTCTTCGCCAAGCTGACAGCTTTCAGAAAAACCTTTGAGTCAATCATGGACAATGCTTCCTCCAAAGCGTTCACGTTCTCTTCGTATGTTCCATTGGCTAACTCCTCACTCAAACTCTCATCACCTGTAATCAACCACGATAATGCCTTACTATACGCTCTACTCTCTCCTAAAGAGAACAGAACTTCTTTCAGATTGTCCGCTTCTTGTACTCCAGACAAATGAGAGATTGCACCTGATAAATTGTTAACAGTAGGAGGATAAACAGTATATGCTTTCCCATTAACAAATACTGTTCTAAAGTCACTGCCAATAATAGATTCTGATATAATTTTTGCTCCTTGATTCATAACTAAAAGAAAAAGGGTGAAGCCGAAGCCCCACCCATTAAACATCCTGAAAACTAACCGCCACTTTCTTGAGCGAGAGTTATTTTCTTCTCAACGGTCTTGAAAGCATCAGACAGGGAGGTAGGTATACTTCCTGACTGTGTGGTATAGCCTGCCTTTGATACTTCATAGGAAACGGATATCCCAGATTTCACCCTCTTGGTCTTGACCGTTTGCCCGTCCAGCTTTACTGTTGCATCTGAAGGCGTTGCTACGACCTTTACATCAGTTCATGCCTCTTTAACTTCTTCGGAATCGAACCAATACTCCGGCGCAACTGCCGAATTTTTCGGCTCTAACTCCACAGCACTGACGGGAAGACCGATAGCCTTATCGGTAGTTGCTTCTCGGGCACCGATGTCGGCACGAGGAATGACGCAATACTGATCATCATCGGTCATGGCAACAATCAGTTTTTCAATATTCACTTTACCACGCGCACGTTTCCATCCTTTGTCAGTATTGATAACATCACCACCCATGAGGTCTTTCTTAGTTGGGTAATCGTATTCTCCAATGGTGAAATTGACAGTTACATCACCCATTTCCTTTTCGCTTCGATAGGTCTGTCCCGTGAGCTGGTTTTTATAATTAGTCCGGCTTGCTTCCGCTTCTTCGAGCGTCCAGGTATCCTGGTGAATATTCTTGACTTCTTTCAAGGTCTCCCCCTGCAAAAGAGTATACAAAGCCTGTCCGGTCAAATCTTCTGCAATAGCACTTGTTTCACCATACCAAAGTTTCTTGATATTTACAGCTGTTATTTTCTTTGCTTCTGCCATATCATTTCACATTTAAAACTTCAAACAAAATTCTTACATTCACATAATGACACTTCAAGGATGTGTCCTCCTCTATTCCGATTGACTCGATAGAATAATGATAGGTGGTACCATCATAGCGTCCGGTTATGCCGTCGAATAGCTCTTGCGCCTGTTTCTCCAGTGCGTTCAGCCGGATGGTGCTGGCTTCACCTTCTTTCAAGTCAGGAACGCAAAGGTTCACCTCAACGAAGGATTTCTTCCAGTATGTCCCCGGCTGTTGTTTTTTAGAGTGAATAACAATCCTTTCGGATTTCATCGCACCCGTCAGCTTCTTGCCGTGAGGAACAATGTCAATACCAAAAGGCTGGCAATCTCGGTAAAGTATATTTGCTATGTCGGTAGTTACTATCATTTGACTTCCTCCTTCAATCGTTTCTCTGCGTATAGAGCCGCACCAGTTGATACTTCATAGCCTTTAGATTCGACGTGCGAGGCATACTCAGCATCGTTTCTTATCACCAATCCGTCATCCTCAACTGAATACTTATTTGACTTACGGAGTGTTCCGGTCCGGTTCTGATAGTTGCCATTCTTTACAGCGTAATCGACAGCCTCTTTACCAACCTTCTCCTCAACGGCTTTCACCTCGGCATAACCTTGTTCGAAAAAGCTATCCACGTCCGAAAAATCAAACTTCACATCCATATCTCTGAGTAACCAAAATAGTTTGTATTCTTCACCATGTAAACTTTGCCAGTTCCACGGATATTCTCACTGTCCATACATCTGACTTCATCACCAGTACTCAGTGAGATTTTCTTCTCACAGACTACGTGATAATTCGGTCGGAACACCTCACCGTTCTCCGAAGTAAACTCTTTGGTAGAGTTATCGTCACACCGGCACTTACATACGTCCTGCCAGCTTTCTCCACCGGTTCCGGGGATAGGTCGGCCAAACTCGTCTGTTTCCATCGGAATGGTGACTTTAACCTGTAATGTATGGGGCGCGAATATCATAAGAATCTGACTTTAGGTTTATCGCTTAACGTATCTTCAAGGCCGTACTTCTTGCACAAAAACGAGTAGTATTCCTTTACTCCTTTGATGTCCCAGGACATAGAGAAACCGTTCTCGCTGATGGAAGTGGCACGTAGCAATAGAGAGGGGATGAACTTCGCCATAGCCACCGAAACCAGTCCGATGTTTGACGAGCCCATCTCATCCTCTCCGCTTATCCCTGAAGACAGACTTATCTCCAAAAGGTCAGCCTCCGACAAGTTAATGCCGAAGGGCTGAAACTTTTGTGATATGTAGTCATTTACTATCATGCGTTCATGGTTGACAAATCAAAGTTCACAATCAGGTTCGGGTTCGTAATCTGAGGAATCCACTCTGCAGTGTATTCCAGATAACGGCCGTTCTTGTCCTTGTAACCGGAAATAAGCATATCGCCGTCTGCCTGGGTGTAGTTACGTCCCGGTACGCCGTCCACTGCTTCGTACGGAGTGTGGAAACGCATATAACCGACCTTATCCTGCGGAAGCAAGGTGATACGGTCGTCGGTGTAAATCTGTACGTTCTTTCCGGTCTGGTCTTTTACGTAATCTTCCTTGATTTCAATGGCCGGAAGCCCGATGCCAGTGAACACTTGGGAAGCCAGTTGAGAGGTAATCAACCCGGTTGAAAGATACATCTCATTTCCTGTAAGCTGCATCTTGAACTTATCACCAAACTCAGCCGATCCGATGATATTCTTTACGAAAGTTCCACGAGACATGATCATCTTCTGGAAATTACCATAGTCCGCTTTCAGTGCATTAATCTGCTGCTGCAAATAGGTGATGAAGTTCGTCTTCGCACCAGTATCAGGCTTGATAAACTTAAACGGCAATTCAATGTTAAGAAGGTCGACACCTCCGGCATTGTCGTCCTTGTTCTTGACTGTTGCTTCTCCGGTCATCAGAAGTGAACCTACGATAATATCCATGCGCTTGTGCGCTGCTAAAAGTACCTGGCGGTAATCGTCGTAAATGAAGTTCACAATTTCCTGCATGGCTGCTACCTGGTCGGCAGGTTTAGCTGCATTGAACTTGTCAATCAAGTCCTGAAGCTCAGACAAGCGGTCAATGGAAATTTGGTAAGCATCGCCAAGATAAGCGATTTCACCATATCCTGAGCCGATATTCCGTCGTTCACGGATAGGTTTCTCGCCATAACGAGAGTTGATAGAACCGGCCATTACGCCCGTAACTTGTCCAATGTAGTCCTTGAACACGCGGGTAGTTGTTCTACGGAAGTCAAGATACTGCTGCCAATAGATAGTATCCTTACGTGTCTGAAGGACCCGCTGAATAACGGCGTTAACGATGTTGGGGTCGTTAAACAGAGTATGAATAGTTAGCATCATATATTAGTCCTCCTTTCTTTATTTGCTTGCAATTATACCTGCTGCTCTCAACGATGCTAGAAGAGCATTAATTTTATCTTTCTCATCACCACCTGCTGCATCATCAACTTTTGCACCCTGCTTTACCAATCCCAAGGTACTTGAGTTAGCTGCCTGATAGGTAGTGTTATTGTCCGTCCAAGGTACTTCTACATACGCCTTTCCACCTTCCAATGCTACTGGATATTTCTTTCCGCTTTGAGAGAATCCCAACTGAATACCTCCCATCACAGAATCAGAAGCTTCTGGCAGTTCATACGAAACACCAGCCGGGGATTGCACGCCTGCAGCGTTGAACTGGAAATGCGGCATGTTAGCCTTATCAATGTCAGAGAAAGGCATAGCCAATTTGGTAGGCTCAATTTCAAATGCTCGCATCAAAAGAGCAACTAATACAACGCCTTCTTCCACTTGTACTCTTCCGTACAGAGCTGAGTTAGCAACTACCTTTGGAGTAGTACCGCTTACAGCTGTAGATTCATAGAGTACAGTACCAGCTTCCACTGTTTCGCCAAAGTCGGCAGCCAGCGTCAACTTATCGAAAGCTTTGTCTGATTTGTCAATACTGTTGATGGTAGCTCCATGAGAACCATTACCCAGATGCATACCCACATAAGCCAAAGAGTTTTTCTTGATCTTCAAAGTGGTATTGGAACCGGTAGTAAACTTTTCATAGACTTCTACACGGATAGCCACCTGAGCGGTTTTCTTTACCAAATCAGCGGCAATCGGAGTGAAGGATGGAAGAAATGAACCAGCAACAAGGTTGGTCGTCTCCAGCTTGTAAGGGCCTCTACGTCTTACACCGGTGGAAACGTCATAGCGTTCCTCGATGGACGGCTCAGGCTCAATGTTGTACTTAAATCCTGCTGACATAAATTACTTGTTTTGTTGTTCGACAATAGATTTTGTGTCCGCCTCAATCATTTTGGCGAACTCGCTCGCTTCCTTCTCCTGCTTCTGTTCGGCAGTTTCAGGAGCTTTGGAGAACTGAAACCCGTTGTTAGACATATCCTGCTTCATGTCCTTGAAATAAGTATCCAAGTCCGTGTTCTCAGGAATGTTGCGGTCTTTCAGCATAAATTCGGGAATACCATACTTCTTCGCCACTGCCAAAATCTGAGAATTACGCTGCGCCTGCACTTCTTGTTCCTCCATTTTTGCCAACTTGTCGGCAAACGGCTTGATACCGGCGGCGATGCCATCGGCAATCATCTTTGCTATGTCTGTCTCCTGTGGCTTTGGAGGGTCGTTTGGCTTCGGTGGTTCTGGTTTCGGATTCTCGATTGGTTTCCCGTCTTTCAGTCCATGCTTCTTTTCGTAGTTTGAAACAGCGGAAGTCTGCGCCTGTCCTGCACGGAAATCACCATAGTTTTGAATTACGTCCTGAAATGAGATACCCTCGACGATGGAGGTCACCTTCGTTTCGTCCGTTACACCCTCAGCCTTTTTCGTAGCTATACGGGTAAGTGTAGCAGTGTCCACCCCAGAAAACTTCTGTTGCAGTCCTGCCAAGATTTGTTCAAAGATTGTCATACCGTATGAGTTTGATTAATAATTTAATACGGTAAATTTACTTATAGAGATGCGGAAGGGATAATTTTAAGGCTAACGATACGAAACAATTTGGGAAATGTTCGTTTTTAGCTAAAAAGAAAGCGTGACTACCGAGGTAATCACGCTCGTAATTTATTGTTTATTTATGAGCCTTTTGACAAAATCATCTAAGTTTTCTTTAGATAGTGTTTGATTCTTATTATTTGCATGATCTAATATTTTTTCATATATATGTTTCCTGTTACTATTAATACTCAAGTTCAGCTTACGCAAAAAAGGTGCGTTAAATTTAGCATCAGAAGCAATTTTAAGAAATTCTTTATCATAATAACTTATGTTGTCTTTATCTTTCATATTTAACCAAGTACATCGATTTAAAGTATAAGCTGTAAAATCCGCTAATTGTAGTAATTTTTCTTCTTTTGAAGATTTGTATAAGATTTTTTTATTATCTAATAAATCTCCCAAAATTAAACAGTCCTGATATGAATTATTTTTGTATCTGCCTTCATCTATTACTATTTTATATGGTTTTGTATAAGATGGATTTGAACTCAAATAATACTTAATTCTTAATAATAGAATAAATAGGGCAAAATCAGAATATTCATATAGTTTAAATCCGTCAATTACAGTACTGGTCTTTTCTAATTTATTACGTTTATAGTCATCTTCTCCAAAACTTTGAAGTATAACAATATATTGTTCTAACGCAGAGAAACGAGAAAAGTCTTTAAATATATCTAATCTATTTTCAACGTTTCTGTATTTACCTTTACCTGAAAATATGTCAGCAAAATGAAATTCATCCATCTCCAATTGTTTCTGAAGTTCATTTGACATGATATTCATGAATTTAACTGCAGAATCATATTGCTTTTCATTCAATATTATAGCACACCAAGAAGCTGATTTAGATGTATCATATTTGAATCCACTCCTATGTTGTGCATTACCTGTATCATCAATGTAAATATATGTTGCCATCTTTTAACAATAATCACAATAAGTTTATAGCTGCTAATTCCTCTGTCAGCGCATTAATACCTTTCTGAATCTTCTCCAACTGCTGTTTACGTGGCTTATGTACTCCAGCAGCATAATGCCATAACTGGCGTTCATTGATTCCTGTTATCCTGCTCAAAGCGGCTTTCGTGAAGATACTGCTGTAATAGTTGATGAAGGTGGCCGCGTCTATTTTGAACTTCAAGGTGAACTCTCCTTGGAGAACCTCACAAGGGTTCGGGTTGTCCTCCAGATACAAGTCTATGGCTTCCTTCATGTTCTCCTCAATTTCTCTTATGTTATTACCGACAGTAATAACCGGAGCACCTTCAATGTAAGCACTGAGATTATTCCCAGCATGTTCGACAATCACTTCTACAGTTCTCATATTGACCTCCATTTTATAATTTAAGAAAAGAGGCCGGGGCTATTTTAGCCCCGCTTGCCTCATAATGCTGTAATAAGTGCCTTTCTCAACGCCTTTCTTTCCATGATTCGGAACGACTACCGTTATTCCATCTTTCTCAAACTTCATGTGGCTGCCCTTCTGGCTCTTTAGAATGAAGCCGTTGTCAAGCAACATAGTTACAACCTCTTTAACTGATTTGTAACTCATAGCGTTTCTGACTTTATTACTCTGCAAATATAGTAAAATAACGAATAATTAAAAAGAAAATCTATTCATTTTTTTACTATAACAGAAAATAGCGATACCCCCAAAAGGTACCGCTATTCAATTAGTCAGTATTTTAGATTTCTATCCGTATAATTTGTATAAACCTCGTAATTTTTCTGACTTGATTGTTCTATTCTTCAAATTGTTTACTAGAACTTTTGAGAAAAGAAAGCTGTCTCTGCTTCTCAATATCGTTCTTCTGGTTCTCTGCCTGTTCTTCCTTGATGGCTTCGATCTCGTCCAAAACAGAATCCACGTTCCCCACAAAGGTGATGGCCCGCTGCTGCGACCAGATTTCTCCGTCCTTGGCCTTGATAGCCGTGTCTATCTTGTCTTTTAGGTCCTCCAGCTTATACGGCTGCATTTGTACATCCACGTCAATAGTCTCGGAGGCTGCTTCAAGAGTAGTATTCACGGATCCCAAAGCTGAAACAAGGAAGTTCACACGTCGTTGCATGAACTCGCCGACGGTTTCGTTCAGGTTCTCTACATTCAGGTGGGTGGACATGAACACATAGTCAAAAGTAACACCGGAGACAGCGTTGCCAGTACCCTTCAATGAGTCGAAAGAGATTCTGGGCGTATTAGTCAATCCGTATATCTGGCTCAGCAAGGTTTCCACCTCGAACTTGACAGTATCGGGAACTTGGGACCAGGTAAGGTACTGGGCATTTGCTCCTTGGCCGGTCAACTCTACTACCCTATTTTTGAACTCACCGGAGAAATTCTCCACATTTCCAAACAACATAAGGATCGGGAAAAAGTGATAGTCGATGCAGTCCGCATAATTCGAAAGGAGTTTCTCCAGCCTCACACGAAGGCTCTTGATCTTCTCGCAGTATGCCTCCGGTCTCCACATGTAGATTACTGGCATCTTCTTGAACCCATGAGCAAATGAACCTTTGTCTGTCCAGTTACTTGTAAACTCCCACTGATAAACCATATCCCTAGTAATGGTCATAAAGCAGGTTACTTCCATATCATCTAGATCTTTCTTTTTGTATTCTCTGGATAAAGCAACCAAATCACCCTGATCATTGAAGAACGGATAGAGTTTATCCCCCCGGAACGGAGACCAGATAGCACTCTTCAGACGGTATTCAGGCTTTGACTTGCCAAAGATTCCTGAAATCTTTCGTTTGAGTTTTGCCCAAAAACCATCATCTTTTACAACATACCAGTATTCGGCCACTTCCTGCTCGGCCAGCCATGCCCGGACGACTTTCTTATTCTGGTATTTCAGCTTGTTCTTCTTAAACACCTGCTTCAAGGCAGAAAGAAGATTTTCTTCTGACTGGTCCGGCTGACAATCAAGAACCGGTTCGGTTCCGACTGTGAAGGCTGTCTGAATGTTCACGATGTCCTGCTCGATAGGAAGGGCAATTCGATTCGGATCAACTTCTTTCCTTACCGCCGGTTCCACATATTCTTTCCCTGTTGTCGGGTCTGTAATCCGTTTTTCAGGCTGGGTAGTAATTTTAATTTTCGGATATTTTTCTTCATCAATCACTATTTCATGTTTGTTTGGGTTCCAATCGTTATAAAGAGCATGAGCATTAGGAAGCTCAGTCTTGCGCCCTTTCTTCAGATAATAGATTTTTCTCTCTACATCCGGCAAAGCTAAAATTTCTTCTAAGGTCCTCATATATTAATTTTTAATGTCCAAATACTCCTGATATGTCTTTCGGTTTCATAATCCTACCGAGAAGTTCTCCCAGCACATAGTAACGAGCAGCATCAATGCCGTGGTTATCGTGGTCTTCCGGCTCGTTGATATAGTTTCCGTCCTTATCCTTTGCCCATACATAATTTCTGAACTCCCGTTGAAGGTTATAAGAACGCTTAGTGATGAAGATTTCCATACCTTGCATCTTGTCTATACCGGCATTGACTGAACCACTACCCTTTTCCACTGGATAAATCCTAATTCCACCATTACTGATTTCCTGAATGAGTCGTGGGTCTGCACTGTCGGCAATCACTCTAAGATTCCAAGGTCGCAAAGTCTTTATGATATCTCCCGAAAGCAATCCGGTACGATAATCCACTTCATCCAGATACAACGCATTATCTATTATTCCGCATCGGATAGCTGATGTAGGGTCATTAGTATAACCAAAATCCAGCCCGATTCCGACCTTCTTACACCACATGGGGAACTCATCCACTATACCCCATTTCTTGAATACGGCACCTTCAGCTACATCTGCCCAACGGCCGATAACCACATGGGCGTATTTTTCAGGATTCTTCTCCTTCATTTCCTTGATTTCTCTCAGGAATTCAGGAGAAAGGTTCTCGATATTGTCAAAGTAGGTAGTATGGATATGAAGTACATTGGGATGAGTTGATATCTGTACCTGCACACCATCAATCTCCACCAGTCGATGAGTGTTCTCGATGTATTTCTTGTAGATGAAATGGTTCGAATCGCATGGATTCATAATTATGATTATCCGGTTCTGAATTCCCTTCTTACGGATAGAAAGCATGATCTTATCAAACTCTTCCTCGCTGGTCCATTCCTCCGCCTCATCACAAACAAAGGTGGTGATACCCTGAATTGATTTCAGCTTGGCCGTCTGGTTTCCGGAAGAAGTCTTGATACCACGGAACATGATACGACTGCCGGTCATCCGGTTTACAATATCGGTTTTGGTTGTCTTGAAATACTTCGTTGTTCCGTCCAAATCTATCTTTTCCATCATTTCCGGAATGATAGACATCCCGGCAGATACCATCGTGTAACGGGTATAAAGAATCTGGTGGACAATCTTCTCTACGGGTGTCATTTCAAATGTAAGCCGCTCGATGAAAGTGGAAGCATTGAAAGACTTCCCCGATCCACGGCCACCGGTGATGAGAATGATAAACTTTTCCTTATCGGTGTATAACGGATGATATATCGCCTGGGGTACAATCATTTCAGCTTGTCTTTAATCCATGAGTCAATAGAAATTCCGTGGTCAATATCCTTTGGAATATCTGCATCTTCGTCCTGCCGGCGCTCAACCTTCCTCCATTCTTCATCATGGTGATACAGCCAGACAGACATTGCCTGAAGGTTCGGAGCCAGCTCGCTTTCGCTCACCTGAAGTTCTTCTTCTCCGGTCAGATTGCCGTCTTGGTCTTTCAGCTTCCTTACTACGGTACTCTTTGTCTTGATACCGCCCAAAGCCACCGCAAGGAACTTCGCACGCACAGCGGCGGTGATTGTCGCACGCCCGCGCGCTAATACTTCACATAATTCTGAGTGTTTATTCTTCTTCTCACAGAATGTCTGAGGGGCCAAACCTAAAGCGAAGGCTATTTCTCTGTCCGTGAATCCCTTTTTTGCATACGTCTCCACCTGAGAGAGGAACTCCTCACTCTTGTAATCGAATTTTGGCTTTCTTCCAGTATGTTTACTTTTTTGAGATTCACTTTTCATAATCATTCAATTCTTTCTACATGTTCATCGAATACCTCTCCCTTGATAAACTTGGAATATGGATCATAACCAAATCTTTCACAAAAGGCAGCTTTGGCCTCGAACGTGTCAAAGGAAAGCATCAAGTAAGCATCCATATCCTGTGCCTGCTTCTGGGCGGCATCCTTTACCTGTTGCTTGACTTCCTTCATGTGGGCTACTTTTTCGGCTCTTTCCATCTGCTTGGCGGCTTTCTCAGCTTCCTTCTGTTCTGTGACTGGTGCCATCATATCCTCCAAGGCATCGGCGATAGAACTTTCTTCCTCTGTCTGGAGAAGGAAATCACAGCCAATCATGTTAAGGTCGGCAGCTGTCAGGCCGGCATCCTGGTAATCAATATCTGGAACTAACCGCGCCAATGCGTCATAGTCCCATGCACCCTGCGCGTTTGGATTGTTCATCAGGATGTTTAATTCCTTTTCCTGCTTTTCGTCCACGTCAATGACATCTACACGGATTCTGTAATCGTTCTCAGGGAATTTCTGCAGCTCATCCATGACTGTTAGACGCTGATGGCCGGACACGACAGTAAGGCCAGTTCGCTTGTTGACTACGATTCCACCAACCAGACCGAACTTCTTAATACCCCGCTTCAATGTCTTACGGGATTCCTCAGACAGTTTCCTGGGGTTATAATCAGCGAAGTGAATGGCGGAACGATTAAGTTCCACCGATTCACTCTTTATGTATTTGCTTAGTTCCATACCTATTGTTTTTGTTTATGCTCCCAAAGGATTCTCTCAGCCATCGGAAACACCTTGTAAATTCTCTGTAAATCCTGCGGGTAGTTCTTCTCCAGCCATAACATACAATCCAAATTGAAGCCTACACCCGAACTAGCCTTGAGTGAATACCTCACAGGCTCCGGTAGGCAGTTCTGCTTCATGTAGGACAGGATGTCTTTCTGAGTCCAGTCGGCCAAAGGATAACACATACCGTTGTTCTCATACCCGTTTGCTTCGTAACCTTTCAGCATGAGGAGGCGGTTCATGCCGTCAGCCTTCTTCATTCCCAAGAATGTGTAGTAAAGCCCGTATCTGAGCTGCATTGCCTTCACCACATCGGCCAACTTCAGCAACTTCACTTTGGGATTTGGCACACAATACAGGCCACCGCGAAGAATGTAGGTAAGGTTCCAGTGGGGTACCTGAACAAATTCTATCTTCGGATATTTGGCTTTTACCCAGCCGATCCATCTTTCAATATGCTCTAAACCTTTAACAAAGTACATGAATACACAGACGACTCTATCAAACTTTGGGTAGATCATGTCCAGTAAGACCAAAGAATCCTTACCCAAGGACAGAAACAGCAAAACCCCGTCAGTCTTCTGTCTGACGAGGTCAATATGGCTGTATGTCCTTTCTTGCAGTGTCATTATCCGCCACTCATACCAAGTCCTGTACGGACGTTATAATACTGCTGTCTTCGGGTGATGAATCTGCCACCCTGAGAGAGACCACCATTCTCTGTGGTCAAACCTCTACGGCCACCACGGTAGCCACCAGTTGAAAATGTGCTTCTGTTTGTTCTGACTCAACGAAAAATTAAAGGGTTAAACATGCTTTTCTATAATTCTGCCAAGGTCATAAACGACTTGTGCTGCCAAATATATCTCACCCTGATAGGTATATTCAATCAGATTGTGATTCTCATCTTCAAACAGTTCTATTTGGGCGTCTTTGACTTCTACCAATGCACTGGCCCTGTCCTTATTGTAGCCTACAAAAAACTGTATTGCATCGTAGCGCTTTGGCTGCAAAACACCGTCTTTCTCGACACAATACCCGTCAGCATCAAGCTTACAGTATTTCTTCTGTGTCGTAGGTCTAATTTCTCTGAATTCTTGTGTTTTCTTGCCTGACAATATTTCGTCAAAAAACTTCTGTTTGATGATAAGCGTAAGTATTTCCATAATCGTGTAAAGTTTAAATGTTAGTTGCGGGTGATGGATTCGAACCACCGGCCTTCACCAAGTCAAAGTGACGAGCTGACCACTGCTCTAACCCGCGATGGTATCTATACAAAGATACCCCATTATGAAGACAATTTTGAATAACAATTCAACGCATACGAAACAATTTGCTAATTGTTTGGTAATAAATCAGGGTCGTGTTTATTGATGATGCTTTCAACAATTTCTTTTGCACATTCTATACCGGATTTATACCCTCTGGCATAGTCTGTCCTAGTAGACAAGTAGCTTGTATCATTACCCAGCCACCCGATTATTTCTTGCAGGATTTCTTTCTCTTTCATAACCATCTCAAATTAGAATAATACACACCATTCAATTTCGTATAATCGCCATACAGCTTTACTTTTCCTTTGTACATCATTGCAAACCTAGAACTGCCAGCAGCAGCCATCATCATGGATTCTGTCACTTTCGATTCATATCCGTATTTCATTACAAGGGGATAAACTTGACTTCTGAAGAATATTTCGCTGTCTGTCATATCATTTACCGACTGAATAGGCAAAACGCCATTATGGGCAAAATAAACGCCATTCTCGACAAACGGGTGGCAGTTCCTTCTACACTTAGAACCATGTGTTGCCCACCTCATGTGAATGATGCATTCTTCTTCAATTTCAACCTTTGAAAGATGAGTTAAAAACTTCTGATAGTCCATCGTCTTATATCTATGCTTTGAAGAAACGAAGCCATAACCATGATGATTGATTCTCTGAACTTTATTTAAGGTATCCAGAGTTGGCATCTGAACACCTTTTGGCTTATAAATAATACAGCACATATTCTTTGATTTTAATCGTGCGAGGCTCATGCAAGAACCTCAGCACGTGATTTAAAGAATGACTTTTCTCTCGTTGTCAAGAAAGGTATCTCGTCAATTGAATTAACCTCTGAACTCAGTACGTTCTTTTTAGACCATGCTACCAGTTTAGCGCAGAAGTTCACCCAGTTAGAAATCTTTTCGAAATCAGTAGAACCTTGATGTTGCCTAAATTCTATTGTCTGATGTCGAGCGTAAGAACAAGCATTCACTTTATAGTATCTATTACCATTCATGACGCTAAAAACATCATGCTTTGTCATACATACATCAAAGTTCTTGCCTTGAAGGGTTCTACACCACTGGCTGTTGTTGGCTCGTCTTGATCGTGCCATGAAGGTATCAATCACTCTCTCTAACTTCTGATAGTTTTCGAATACATTAATGTAGGCTTCATCAGAAAGATTTGCAGCCCCGATATGTACATGCAAACCTGTAGATATATTTACCTGTGCATTTGCTTCATTTAAAGCTTTGCAGCAGGTTTCTAGACTTTTCATACCCGCCTTACCAGTAAGAACCGGTGAAACACATTCGATAGGGTTTTCACCTCTGATAGAAGAGTCAGAAACAAACTTGTAATAGTGGTTGTTGTCAACGTGATTATAACCCTCATATTGAAAAGGCATTTCGTTTCTTGTTGCACATTCTCTCATCATGTTTGCAGCTACCAGGCATTCAATCTCGACCCCAAAAGTAAACTTGTGTGTCTCTCTGACAGGTTTAGGCAGTTCAGCCATAAGAAGTTCAACTTCATACTTTCTCAAACCTAATTTTACGAAAGCAGCTTTCTTTGCAGCCTTAGAACCTTTCATGCTCTTAATCTCTTCTACTTGTTCTTTTAATGTCTTCATAATCGTGCATTTTAGAATTGATAATCGTGTGTATTTGCAGGGCTTTCGCCCTGCTGTTATTTACTTGTGAGATTCTCTGAAATCAAGTTCTACAATCTTGTGATACTTGTTTATGTCATACAGGCCAGTAGCACAGCCCATAGCCGATGCAAGTCTTACAACTTCTTCTAAAGCAACCATCACGTCTGAACTTGCGTTTATAGCTTCTTTTTTAGATGTCTCATACTCTCGTGTATTAGATGTTGTCACTTGAACCTTTTCAGCTTCTTGCACTCTTTTAAGAGCTTCATTGATAACTCTGATCTGTTCTTTGATCTCTTTGATGTAATCACTGCTAATAGTCTTCATAATCGTATGTATTTAAATTGTCACTCAAATTATGCTTTGATTTTCTGAGTGCAAATATCAAACTTTATTTTGAATAAACAAAACTTTTAGCAGAAATTTTTCAAATTATTTTTTGATATTATTCTTTTCAGAATCTATATATAATTTGAAAAACGTTCCTATATTTGCATCAAACTATAATTTGAATAATATTATGCTTAGAGTACAAGAGATCTGTAAGGAGCAGGGAATAACCATGCAGGATTTGGCGAAGAAGATGGGAGTAACTTATCAAGCTTTATATGCTGCTGTTTCCGGGAATCCGACCATTGGAAAGTTAGGAGATATAGCTAAAGCACTGGGGGTTAATGTCGTTGATTTATTTGAAGGAAATTCACAAGATTCCGAAGTGAACGGTTATGTGAAAGTAAAAGGAACTCTTTATGAGGTTCACTCGTTTGAGGATCTGAAGAAATTATTGGAATTAAACGTCTAA